TAGACGCCGGTGCTGGCGCTGCTTCTGGCAAAGTGGGGCGCATCTTGATGCCAGTACCGCCACCACTCAAATTTTCCACAGACAACGATGGGCTTTGAATAGGAGCGGTAGTAGCTACAGGCGCGGGTTGAGCGGGCGGCGCTGGTTGGCCTCCACCCATAGCAAGATTAAAATTCCTTTGGAAATCTCGTTTTTGTTTTATCTTAAACCCAACATCCATAACATTAGGGATGCCAGTACTAATCATTGCGTCTGCGGCGGCGTCAAGATCAGGCGACTGACCTTTTGACACAAGTACTTTTTTCATTTCGTCTAGCGCAAGACTATCGCGTTGCAGTTGCGCCAACTGCTGTTCTTGAAACTGCCGCGATACGCGCCCAGATTTGATTTGCTCAAGCGCCGCCACATCCTGCAAAGGATCGGGCATATTTATCTTGGGCGGTTGATAAAAATTAACGATTGACGGGTCAAGAGGACGAAGTGCCATGATTGCCTCTTAGTATGGGCGTCCAACGCCGCCGGGGAGCACGTTATACATATTGGACAGCGCGTTTGTACGGTTGTTGTACATATATGCATTACCGGCGGTGTTAAGCGCGCCGGACAACGCATTTGCGCTGCCAAGATACCCAGACGCCCGAGCAGTTCCAACGTCTTGCAAATTTTGACCCGTCTGCGTTCCAAAATTTTGCGCCGCGCCAGAAGATGCAGCCGTTGCCGACATACCGGGGCCGGTTGCGTAACCCATCAGCGGGTTTAACTGATTAGCGCGGTTGGTGTTATAGCGTTCGTACGCCCGTTGGTATTCGTCGGAAGCCAATCCTTGACCGTAGCGTTCAGCGCCTTTGAACGTAGCGCCAGACAATAGCCCACCACGCGCTGCTGCCGTGCGGTCTAGTGCTTTCATGCCTTCTGACAATCGAAAAGCGTATCCGGGGTCTGCCGTGAAATCAGCAGCACTAAAATCGCGGGCGTACTTACCAAAGTCAGGTGAGTTTGGGTCAGTTACGAATTCTGAAGGAGTGCCGCCAGCAGGAGTGGTTGGAGATTTAATCCCTAACAACGTCATCAAACGATTTTGAGACGAAAGGCCAGCTAACCTAAACGGTTCGTTTAGTTGAACTTGCTTTTCATACATCCGCTCTTGAGCATCTTGCGCGGCTTGAGTCGCGTCAGCTTGAATATTTCCAGCCCTTCTAGCCGCATTAGACGATACAACGCCGCCGACTACCGCGCTTCCAACAACCGCAGTTGCTACCCAAGTCATGATTTTTCCCCTTCCAACAATTTTTCAGTTGAGCCGATCAGCCCCATCTCTTCATAAGTAGGGGAGATCACTTCTTGTTCAATTTGACCGAGTTCTGCCTCGTTATCAAACTCAGTCAAATGGACCGTAGTCCAGACAGTATCTTCTTCAGCGTACACGGCGCGTTTCAATCCGACTTCAGAAACAAACGTACACGGCGCTTCAAGATACTTTTCGCCAAACTCGGTGACAACCTTAACTTTACCTTTGCTGATAAAATTTAAGTGCTGGTGTCTGTGAATCTTACCAATGACAACGCTGCCCTTGGGAAGAAAAATTTCTCTGGCGTAGGTGCAGCACCCGTACTTCTCATCTTTAGGTGTGAAGTAGTGTTTGAGCGTACATTGATCTGCCACCGACTCAACATGACCGGCGTCAATTAGCTCTTGCAGCCCATTCTGAACAACCAAAATGTCTTGCCGAAATTTTACTTTAACGGGGTCGTTCTGAACCGTTAAGTCCATTATGTAATCTCCCGTCCGTTAGCCCGGATGTTGATCGCTGATGCCGTCCCCGCGATGGTGCTAATAAAGCCACTAGGGCCAAGCGCAGCGCCAGTAATCTCAGGAAAGGTATACGTCTCTGACGGTTGTAGCGTCTTGGTTTTGACGATTAAATTCTGATTGCCCGCTGAGTCTGCCGCCGTGACCAAGTTGACGCTAATTGTTGCCGCTGACGCGCTGAAGTTGGTCGCGGTAAACTTGTCCACAAGCGCCGTCACACCGTTAGCGGTGTACTGGGTCGTCTGGCTAGGTTCAGCCAGCTTTGCCGGGATCAAGACTTTTACGGTTACAGTCATGGTTGCGTCGCCTTGTAAGCCAAAACCAGCGCGTCGTATTCGCCGCCGACTTGAGCCTTGAGAACGTCCCTAATCCTGATAGACTTACTTTGCTCTGCTTTTTCAGTCCTCACCAACGACCGTAGACGGTCACGGTACTGATAATCGCTGATCGCCTGGGCATCATCGTCTGACAACGAGTGCGGCAGATCCTCGATTTTCACGCCCTTGAACGCTACCCAATCCTGCGGCCAATCATCCGACGGAAGTGCGAGTAGCATAGCAGAATAGTTATCAATGTTCACCTGATACGCGTGGATTTCCATCTCGCGGTAGTAGGCGTTCATGACTGCGGAAGCTAGTTTTTCGTTGTCAGTAATCATCTTGATTGATTAGAAAAGGATACGGCCAAGGCGCTAGTAGGAAGCGTTCCGGGGTTAGAATACTTGGTTCCAAATCCACCGGACCAAGGATACGCGGAAGTATATGGGGTCGTTGTATTGCCAGCCGTCACAATACTATCAGCAGTGCTTGACCAATCCATTGATGTTGTCGCCGTCGTTGGCAGCGTAGATGGATTGGAATACTTAGAGCCAAAACCAGAAGACCAATCCCAAACCGTGATGTAAGGCGACGCCGCAGACCCCGCGCCTAACAACGTGCCTGTGGAGGCAAATTTTAGAGAGTCAGTTGTCCCCACCGGCAATGATGACGGGTCGGCGTACTTAGTTCCAAAACCGCCGCTGGTTACGGGGTACGTTGTGATGTATGGCGATACTGTATGCCCAATCGCCACATCGTTAGTGACGGGGTTAAATCCCACGTCTACGCCGTTTGGTGGCCCAGTTCCAGAAGTGGGCGCTCCCGTTGGTAGCGTAGCTGGATTGCTGTATTTGGTTCCAAACCCACCGGACCACGGATACATGGAAATGTACGGACTACCGGCGTGAGATACAACAACTTGGGTTCCCGCAGCGTTCATGCTGATGCCAGCACCTAATCCGGCGACGTTTGCGCCGTTGGAATACTTGCTGCCAAAACCACCCGACCACGCCCACGCTTGCGGTGCGCTGTTGGGCGACGCAATGTTAATTGTTAGAAATGCGTCGGTGGCTGGCGTCCAAGTGTGGCCCGATGTACCCGCGCCGGTTGGTGACAGCGCGCTAGTTGGGCTGGCGTACTTAGTCCCAAACCCAGAAACAGACCAAGGCCAGACATGGACAAACGGAGTAATTGTATTGCTAAAACTAAACAGGGAGTTGTCTTTAGTAAACGAAAGCCGCGACGCTTCGTTAGTTAAAAGATTGATAGAGATAGTGGTGCTGAAGATCGTCCCAAAACCAGACGCATCAGACCACGGGTACGCAGACACCCTACGCCCAAGAATTGCTGTGGAATAGGCAATGTACTCCGAAGGCGTATTAGCACCGCCGTAGGTAAACATCCCCAGAAAGCCGCTCATGTCACACCCAGACCAAAGACGTACCAAGTGTCGGTTGCGACCTTGATCATGGTAGCAACGCCGTTAGACGCGACAGATCGGTTGCCGGTAGATGTGGAGTTGGCAAGCTTGAGCGTGACGCCAGATCCGGCTTGGATGACTATTGCTGTGGCGTTGCTCACCACACTAATAACCGTACCAATCTCAAACGCTACGCTGCTGTTAGGCGGTACGGTGACGTTGCTAGTTATGTAGAGGTGCTTGGCTGAATCTGACAAAACCAGCGTGCCGCTAGTGTTGTCCGATTGCGGCATGGTCCGAAAGCCAAACCCGTACAAGTTACCGGCGCTGTCTTTGACCGTTGACCCACTAGCAAGACCTGTAATGGTCTTGTTGGTTAGCGTTTGTGTACCCGTAAGCGTGACAACGGTGTTGTCAATGCTGATCGTGCCAGTCGTAACGATTGGACCGCCGGTCAAGCCCGTGCCGGTGTTGACTTGGGTGACGCCGCTATCAAACGCTGGCTGACCTACGGGGCCAAGTTCCAGCGTGTTGACCATGCTATAGAGTTCGCTTACCTGCGACCCAATCGGGTCATAGTTAAAGTCTTCAATCGCGGTTGCGTTTGCGCCAGATCCGGTCAGCGTAAACAAGTTCAGAAAGAACCGATACCACTCACGCGACATTAACCCCGTGCGCTGGTCAATAAAATCAACCCGAGGCGCGGGGATCTGCGTGATGTTATTGATGACGGGCATTAGGCGTTTGTCCCGCTCAAGTGCAGTTCAGCCCCCATAATGGCGATCTTGACCGGATCTGTACCGGACAACTCGTACACGCGGTCGCGCAGTTTGAGCGTCATACCCAAGCGCCGCCAGAACACGCGATGCTGGTAAACGCCGATCTTGCCCAACGGCGACCAATGCTCGTTTGACCAAGTATGCCCACCATTGTCAGACCAACGCAGCATGACTTGCGGGTCAGATCCGATGGTAGGTTCGCCTTCAGCTACGGCCAGCAAGAAATCGCCGCTTTCGGTTGTGATGAACAAACCGGATTCGGTAAGCAGATACGTTGGATCTGTACCGCCGCTGTTGTTGATACCTACGCCCGACTCGCAGTCTAACTGTAGGCTATGGTGTGCTGTACGGTTTAGGTTATTCTGCCCCGTAGGCAACGCCCGCCAAGAGCGCAGCCACTTTTGAGGGCCACCGTTGTCAGCGTAAACGTCTAGGTCAAACGCATACAAATTGCCGTTTTCAAAGTCGCCAACAATGATTTCGCTGTTAAACGCCATCTGGCAGTTGCTGCGATGCCGCAAGAACAGGCCGTTGGAAAACGCTGCCCGCTCATGCCACGCTTGTGTAGATACGTCGTACACCCAAGTAGCGTTGGCCGATGGAAACGTCAAAACGTAGAAGGCGTGACCTTCCTGCTGGTATGTGTAGCCAATCGCGTCGCTGATATTGCCGTACTGAGCAATCGCGTATTCAATTGCGTGGGTGCTGATCCGCTGGCCGGTGTAGCCGTTGGCGCGGTAGACGATGCCTTGCCCGCGAGCGTCAGCGCCCAACCAGAACAAACCGTTGTCCAGTTTGGCGACCGAATACGTCGCCGCGCAACCAATTTCGTTATACGCGCCTTGGATGCGTTGTAGCGGAAAGTCAAGAGCACCCGCGTCGTACCAAACTTCAACCGAGTTAGTTCCGAACAACCACACTTCGCGGTGATCAACGATCATGCTAACCAGACCGTCTGGCGATCCTTCTGCGCTAGCAAAATCCAGCGGGTCAACCGACGTACCTTCTAACAGCGCAGTCACCCAGACTTTTTGGCTGTTGGGTTCAATAAATACAAAGTACCCGTCTAGATAGCCAACAACCACCGCGCCGGGAAAGTTTACGTCGGTGATCTGTACAAAGACGTTGGTTGATGAGTTATAGATGTAGCTTGGGCCGTTACAAGCAACAAATAATTGCGTACCGTTGTCGGCCATGCTAACCGGCCCTGTGCCGGATACCGTACCCAACAACGTAGCAACGTAGTTGTTAGTGATCTTGTAAAGTTGCAACCCGCTGACAACGTAGCCAACACCGTTGAACGTCCACAGTCCCCGAATGGGACCAGTGCCAACCGTGGCGAGCAGCGTCAGGCCGGGAGCGCGGTTTAAGAACGCGGGTTCTTTGCCGCCTTCGGGCACAATCTCAGGGAAGAGATTGACCATTCTGTTGTCGGCAGCGTTGATGCTCCGAGCAACATACGCCGATCCCAGAATCGGCGTTTTCATCAATAGTTACCGGCGTAGATGTTGAACCGCTGGCGCGTTGCAACGATTGCATATGGCATCGACATCACATCGTCAGGATTGTTGATGCGCTTCAGATTACGTTTGCTGGTCATAGCAATCCGCTTGACCTGCTCTGATGGCTCAACACCAAACTCAGGCGCGATTTCCATTGCCAAGTTGTAGGTGAACGCCCGCAAGTATCCTGGTGGGAACGCTAGGATAGTTGCCAGCGTTGCGGGTTCGGACAACTTCTCAACGCTGACAATATGCCATTCCAAAACTCTTGTGGGTTTGGGATAGATCGTCATTGTAATGTTGGGGTAAGTCATGTTCACAAACATGACCTGCGGGTAGGTAGACGTTACGGTCTTGACCGCAATTCCGTCGTACTGCTGCTGATTGATTAGCTTGATGCCGTAACTGACGTTAGTAGTTGCATCGCGGAAATACGTCGCGTCATCTACCAAGATCGGACGTTCGCCTACAAAATCACCCGTAGGGCCAAGCGTCCGAGTAATTAAATCTGGAGGCCAATTAAAGACTTGATCTTGTGTGCTGAACACCGACAACCGCTCAGTGTTCCACGAATCAATCATCTGATTCATTGCCATCAATGAATCTTGCATTACTGCTGCCGAAGTGGTCTCACCTTCTGCTAGGACACCCAACAGTCGCAGGGCGCGGTTGATCTGCTCACCAGCCGAATATGTTGCCATCGTAAACCTCAGAAGGTGGGGCCGAAGCCCCGCCGTTTAGACAGTGCAATGAATGATAGCAAAGTTGATGACAATTGCCTCAGACAAAGTGCCGCCCGAGATGTTTCGCAACGTAATACTAACCGATCCAGAAGCTAGAGAGTTAGCAAAAACGTTGTACGAACCAGGGGTTGCTTGACCACCAGCAATAGTCAAAATTACTGCATCGTTTGCGCTAATCAAAGAATTGTTTAGTGTAAACGTAGCATTCGTGGAAGTCGCCAACGATGCGTTATTCATCGTAATTTGACCGGCGCTTTTGTTTAGTGTAACAGCCGTTGATTTGCTGGTTAGCTGAGTGACCGTACCTTGAGCCGCCGCGCTGTACCCAAGTTCCTGACTTGCGTAACAAGTCGTAAATTCTGGGTCGGAATATGCGACCCCAACTGCTTGCGTATTAGGCATGATGATTCCTTAAAAAAGGGGAGAGCTTGTGGCCCTCCCCCTTGGTTTAGCCCGCGATGCGGTACAAAGTCCAAGAACCGTCACCCGTTTTGCGAGCACGGAACAAAGCCCCGGTGTTTTCCAAAACCACCATGTTGCCAAGCAATGTCCAGCCGGTAGCGGTAGACAACGTAAGCTGATACGCGGTGTCATCAACTGCTACTGCAAAGTCAAATGCAGCATTGACTTTGGCGGCGCTGCTAATTGCAGCTTCCAGATCAGCAACGGTTGGCAGCGTAACCACGGTGTCAGCCGAGGTGTTGCTGGTGATCAGACCGTTAGCCAGTTGAGCACCCGTTAGGGTTGCGGTGGTTGCGGTAAT